ATGCGCATCGATCACGTGCATCTTGCTCGTCTCGACCTCAATCTGCTGGTCGCCCTCGATGCACTGCTGACCGAACGGAGCGTGACCCGCGCGGCGGGGCGGATCGGCATCAGCCAATCGGCGATGAGCCATGCCCTGGCGCGGCTGCGCACCACCTTCTCGGATGAGCTGCTGACGCGGGGACCCGACGGCATGCGGCCGACGCCGCGGGCGCTGGCGCTGATCGCGCCGGTGCAGGCGGCGCTGTCTCAGATCCAGGAGATCACGGCGCCACCGGACGCCTTCGATCCGGCGACAGCCGACATCACGTTCACTCTCGGCATCCCGGACTCGACCGAGGTGCTCTTGATGCCGACCCTCATCGCGCATCTGCAGGCGGTGGCACCGGGTGTGAAGCTTTTGCTGCACACGGTCGATCGGCACCGGATCCTCGACGATCTCGATAGCGGCCGTGTCGATCTCGGCATCGGGGTGTTCGAACAGGGTCAGACGCACCACAAGCGGCGCATCCTCAACAAGGAGAGCTACCTCTGCATCTTCAACGCCGACCTCGTCGGGGTGACGGCGCCGATCTCGCTCGACGACTACGTGCGGCTGCCCCACCTGCTGACCAGCCTCGTGGAGAGCGCCCACGGCGTCGTCGACGATGCGCTGGCCAAGATCGGCCGCAAGCGCGTCATCGCCCTGACCTCGCCGCGCTTCTCGGTGATGCCGTTCGTCGTGCGGCAGGCCCCCGTCATCGCCACGATGCACGCGCGGCTGGCGCGCTTCTTCGCCGACAGCATGGGCCTGACCGTGAGTCCGGCGCCGATCACCCTGCCGGACGTCTCGATCTCGATGATCTGGCACGCATCCAACGACGCCGTGCCGAGCCAGCGCTGGTTGCGGGAGACGATCGTGAGGCTGCGCCGGCCGGGGCCGACAGCGCCCGCTCCAGAGGCATCGTGATCGTGGAGGCCATCGGAGGGAGACGCTGCCGGCTTTCCTCAGTGACACGCGTCCCCGGTCAGGATCGAAGGCAGCGGCGAGGCTCGAAGAGCACCACGAAAGACGGACGATGCAGCTGCCGCGCAGATGGTTGCGCGACGGTCCAGATGTTGCCACCCGCGCTTCCGTTCGGCCCATCCTCGGCGAGGAATCAATCAAAGATGCCGCATGAATAAGGACAGGCCGACCTTGGTCAGGCAGTCATGTTACTGTTCCAAAAATTCGGCACGGCACCGGGGGGCTGCTTCGAGGAAAGGCCTGCAGCGATGATCAGTAAGCTACCGACCGCTTCACGGACTTCCGTTACGCTACACGAAGCCGCTGTCGGGCGAACCGCAATCGGGGCTCTCGCGGTTGGAGCGGTGGCCCTCGGTGCGCTGGCCGTAGGAGCCTTCGCGATCGGACGGCTTTCGGTCGGGCGCGCCCGGATCGGCCGCTTGGAGATCGGCGAGTTGACGGTGGACCGGCTCCGCATCCGGCGGGAGGAGTGACGCCCACCTCCCTCGGCGGCCGTCGATCGGCCCCGATCAGGCCGAATCGCCGACAGCGAGCCCCGAAGGCCGCTCGAACAGGAACTTGCGAGAGGGTCTGCGAAACGGCGGCAGATCAAGAAGGCTGGAGCAGCCCTAGCCCGTTGCAGAATGATGGTCGGAGTGGCCGGACTTGAACCGACGACCCCCTGTCCCCCAGACAGGCTCTAAATGCTGAAATGCAACAATAATTCTGCAAAAGACCGAAAATTAGCCGCTAGGTTCATCAATGGGTTAGACGGGTTTCGCAAAGCGGAAATTGCCCGTCTTGGCACCTGAGACATGGACGCGCTAGCGACCTAAAGGCCCGCGGGATAGGCTCGCGGAATGGCTGATTCCTCCCCCACCGTCGGCGAACTCTTCAAGGCCAAGGCCGTCACCGACGAGCAGGTCACCGCGCTGGTCGATGCGGTCCTGGCCGGGAAGCTCGATGACCGGGCCGAACTCGCTGAGGGCTACGTGCTCGACGTGGCCGCGGCGGTGAAGGCGAGCGCGTTCGCGACCGCTGTTCTCGCTGACGACACCAGCAAGCCCGGCGCGCGGCGGAATGCGGCGCGCACCGCGATCCTGCTGGCACGGGCCGAAAAAGCGTGAGCGCGCCGGACCATATCGCTGAGGAAGGCGCCGACGGCCGCGTGGTCGTGAAGGTCGGCAGGGACGTGGCGGGCTACGTCTCGCCAGATGTCGAGCATCCCGGCCTGTGGCTGGTCGAGTGGGCCGACGGCCAGTTCATGGGGCGGATGAGCTCGAAGGAGGAGGCCGCGGCGTTCCTCGCGACGTGGTTCGAGGCGGTAGAGCAGGAATGACCGTGGCCCGCACGATCGCCGACTGGATCGCTGAGGGCGAGACGACGATCGCGGTGTTCTGCAATGCGCTGGGCTGCGGGCATGGCGCCGCCCTCAGGCTCGCCGACCTTCCTCCGAAGCTGACCCGCGACCGGCTGGCCCGGCAGGCACGGTGCGCGAAGTGCGGGAGCCGTGGCGCGCAGGTCATGAAGGACATGGCCGAGCATTACCGGCGCATGAAGGAAGAGAGTGGTTTCGATCCGACCCCGCGGCCGGCTCCGTTGCTCTGAAACGCAAAAGACCCCGAGGCCGAAGCCCCGGGGCGGTGTGTGGACGGCTGTGGATAGCGGGGGGTCAGTCGGGCCGGCGCCCCATGATGGCTTTGAGCATCGTCTCGCGCGTCTCCTTCATCTCGTCGCGCACCGAGGTGACCATGTCGTCGATCCGCCGCTCGAGGCGGGTGATGACGTCGCCGGTCACGTAGGTTCGCGCGACTTCGATCTTGAAGACGTTGAGCTTCTCGTTCAGCGACGCAATGTCGAGCCGTGCCGCCTGCAGGTCGATGGTCAGCGGGGACACCGCGTCCTTCGTGCCGGCTCGCAACTTGCCGATGACCCAATCCGCCCCCTTGCCGAGGGCAAATAGGAAGGCGGCGAGCGCCACGACCTGCGCCCAGGAGATCGGGCCGGCGGCGAGGAACGAGGTGTCCATGGATCAGGCTTTCAGCAGGCGGGCGGCGCCGGCCTTCGCCAGCGTGGATAGGGGCGAAGAGACGAAGAAGGCCGTCAGGATCACGCTCTCGATCGGCACGTAGGCCGGAGGCAGATCCTTCACCGGCCACCCAAGATCGAAGGTCGCCGAGATGCACATCGCCCCGAAGTGGATCGCGGGCGGAATGCCGATGCCGTAGATGAGCCCCTTGAAGGCCGGGGCGATCGCCGCCTTCGCTTGGTTGGCCGCGATCTCGGCTTGGATGCCGGCGATCGCGGTTTCCTTGTTGGCCGCAGTCGTCGCGTCGAGGTGGGCGAGGAACGGCTTCAGCACCGCATCGCCGAAGACGCTGACGAGGCCCTTCAGCAGGACGGACCAGCCGCCGGAGAAGATCGCGCCGAGGAAGCCCATCAGCGCGGATCCCGAGGCAGAGCCGTCAGCTTCGTCGCGTAGGCGCGGGCGGCGAGGCGAGCGACCGCGAGGAAGGTCGCCACCTTCGCGCCCGGCAGCCACTCCGGCAGCAGCGGCGCGAGATCGACGCCGGGCAGCGCGTCGAGGACGTCCGGCAGCGCCATGATGCCGGCCAGCAGGTACACCCGCTTGCCGGCGGCGACACGCCAGCAGCGGCGCAGGCCGAGGCGGGCCCGTGCGAGGAGGGGACGGCATGCCATGGTCAGGCCTTCCGGAACGAGGTGTGGATCAGGTCGTAGAGCCCGGCGAGGCCCGAGCGGACGGCGCCGCCGGTCGCCTGCACGCCCGAACGAACAAGCCCGCTGGTCGAAGCGGGCTGCGGGGCAGGCGAGGGCGGTGCGGCGGGGATCACCGAGTGCCCGGCCGCGCGCAGCGCATCGACGAACTTCCCGCACTGGCCGGCGATCAGATCGTCCTTGTCGGTGCCGTTGATGATGCGGCGGGCGCCGACAGGATCGTACCGCCCGCCCCCGAAGTAATCGGCGAGCTTCTTGCCGGTGAACCAGCCCTCGGCCATGCCGTAGAAGAGGATCGCCGAAGCCACGTCGAGCCGCATGGCGAGCTTCGGCGTCTTCACCAGGTCCTCGTCGGCGCGCAGGATGCCGAGTTGCCGCAGACGCGCGGTCGCCTTGGCATAGTTCGTCTCCCAGGTGAGCTGCACGAAGCCGCGGCCCCAGAAGCCGGTCGGCCCGTAGGACTTCCCCTTGCCCCGGCCGTACTCCTCAATCGGCTGCATCGTCCGCGCCGTCTCGTGGAACGTGGTCGCCAGCGCGTAGGCGAGCGACGTCGTGCCGAGTAGCGAGGGCGCGGCGTCGAGGATCGCGTCCATGCCGGCGACCTGCGAGGCCGTCAGGCGCCCGCCGAACAGGGATGCGCGCACGGCCGCGTAGAAGGCGGCGCGGTTCAGGCTCGCGGCCATCGTGGTCTCCGGATTGTGGGGTGGACGAGTTCTTGACCGGTTCTTGATCCGGGGGCGCCAGATCGGTCGAAAAGCTCTTCGGATCAGAGGCTTGGCGGGCGGCCTAGATTTGACCCGGTTTTGATCAACTAGGCCGGCAGCCGTCGGAGGACAGACACGCGCACCCGGGCGAGCCCGCGATGCGTGATGCCGAGCGTGCGCGCCGCGCCGAGCGACAGGTCGATCAGCCGGCCGAGCCGGGGATGCGGGCCGCGGTCGTTGACCCGCACGTCGACGTGGCGGCCGGTGGCCAGATCGGTGACGCGCACTGGAGTGCCGAGCGGCAGGGTCCAATGCGCGGCACCAAGCGCCTCCGGGACGAAGCGGCGGCCGTCCGCCCGGAGGCGCCCGGACTCGTGCCCGTAGTAGGATGCGGTGCCGGTCCAATCGGCGCGGGCCGGCGTCACGCTGAGCACGAGGCAAGCGAGAGCGGCCCGCACCGCGAGGCGTTGCAGGAGCATGGTGGGTCCGATTGTCGAGGGATTAGGCTCGGGCCGGATGGCGCGGCGAGCGGGTCGGGTTCAGAGCTTGGCGTAGAGGGAACCGTCCGGACGCCTATAAACGACGTTCTGCGTAAGGCCGGCGGCGCCTGCATCGGCATCGGAAGCATAGGTTCCGATATTCGGCAGGCAGATACCCTTCTCCTTCAGGCGGAAAACATCCACCCCGAATGCCTTGAAGATCCAATCCCGATAGTAACCGGTCTGATAGCTCATGTCTGAGATAAGGTTGCCGTCGCTGTCGAAGAATTCTCTCAGCAGACGACCCGTGGTCTCGAACTCTCTGATCCGGCGACCGCCCGCGATGTCGAGCGTGTCCTGCGGCGAAACAACATTCAGGCCGAGGGACCCAACTTGAGAGGTTCCGCCCGGCGCATAGACCTGATCCATGTTTTGGGACGGGACCGAATACAGCACGTCGAGGTGGATGGTGTTTGTGCGGCGCCCTGCGCCGTCCGTGTGCTGCGTCCCCATCGTCAGGGGTGCGTTGGTTCGACCGGTATACCCGTTGATCTCGATGCGGTTGTTTCCACCATCGTTGTTGAATTTGACCACGGCGTAGTTCGAGAAGTTGCGGCCGTGGATCTCGTTGAGGCTCGACGCAACGACGCTGCCGCCCTCGCCGGTAGCGTCGCCGATTTCGTAACCGACGGGGGCGACCCCTGCCACATCGGATTGGTAGTAGAACACCTCGCAGCCCACGAAGGTGCAGTTGCTGTTGCGAAGCCAGACCTGACGCTTCTTGGCACCCTCGAAGTCGGAGTTGAAGAACTTACAGCTCGGCGCATCGATGCGGGCGCAGGTCTCAGCCTGCGGTCCACCAACGGCATCGGACCATCCATGGAAGGCGAAGAATTTCGCGAAGCCGTTCCCGTATGTCCAAAGATTGGTGTTCGTGTTGAGATAGCTGTTGACGCCAATGACCATGCTGTCATTGGGGCCGCCGAAGCGGAAGCCATCCTTACACTGATGGAAGGCCCCGTTCGTGAACCACGATTGTGTGTTCTTCTGCGTGTTTCCGGTCGGAACGTTGCCAAGGCCGAACTCGCTCCACCAACCGGAGCCAGTGCAGTAGGAAGCCTCAAGCCGGTCGAAGAAGAGCACCGCGCCGTAGATCACAATGCCATGGCCGACGCCGCCGTTCGGGGAGTTGCCATCCACGGACAGTCCCCGGAAGCTCGCGCAGGAGATGCCTCCAGTGTTTGAGCCGGAATCCATCAGGGCTTCCGCATTCAGGCCGGCGACAACTGCAAACGATGTCGTGTTCGCTTTTCGACGGATGATGGTGAGACCCATCCCCGCCCCTTCCCAGGTGGTGTAGGAGCGCTTGGTGACCTGAGAGACGAGATAGACGACCGAGCGGAATTGGAGGACGCCACCGCCCGCTGCGTTCAGCGCCGTCTCTGCGGCATTGATCGGACCCGTCGCATCGGTGGAGCAGTCACCGAACCACTCGGGGCGCGCAACGCGCTCGGTCAAGTCCAGGTTGAACCAGGTGCCGGCCTTGTCCTGAATGGCCATCAGGCCGGAATAGGTGCCGCGAACATAGCGCGCTCCGGCGCCGGGATCGCCAACCGCCGAAAACCCCATCACGGTGAAGCTGTTGATCGGTATGACGCGACCCGGGATATCAGCTCGGCTGATGCCGAGGCTGAATGCCGGCGCCGCATCACCGTAGGACGCCATCGGCTTGCCGCCGGGACTCATGCCATCCATGACGTGGAGGCGTCCCGTATCGGTGTTGAACGCCGGCTCGCCTGATCCACCCGTGTATGCGGTGATCTGAGCGTTATTTCCGCGAAGAACGCGTAGGGGCTGACGCGCCATCTTAGAGGCTCCCGAAATCGAAGGTGCTGGACCCATCCGAGGGCTGGTCCAGGGTGCCCATGTCGTAGGAGAGCGCGCCGACGAGGGACGCGAGGTAGCTCGCCTCGGCAGCGGATCCGGCGGCCTGCAAGGCCGCGCCGGTGGAGGTGTTGGCGCCGGAGAGAGAGACGGCGGCCTGGGCCTCGGCGTCGGCCTTGGCCAGCGCTGCGGCCTGCGCCTGCGCGGCGGCGGCGTCGCGCTGTTGGGCGGCCTGATCGGCCGCCGCCTGCGCGGCGGCCGTCGATTGCGCGGGGCTCGCCTTAATCTGCAGCCCGGTTGACCAACTGCCGTAGGCGTTCGAGCGTTTGACGTAGAGGGTCCACGACGGCCCGGAAGGTGTGTCCGAGATGGCGAGGAACACCTTGCCCTTCGGCTGTGTGTCGTAGAGATCGCGCTCGGCGAGCGTGCCCGAGAAGTCGAAGCCGGTCAGGCCGGTCGCTGCCGATCCAGCAGCGGCACCGACCATGCGCCAGGACGGAAGCGTGCCCGGCAGCGCCGCATTCCACGCGACGGTGTAGAGGAGTCCGCCCTGGATCACGCCCGCCGGCAGCGGCGAGCCATCTGCCGAGAGCCAGCGGCGCGGGCCGGATCCATCCACGTTCAAGGTCGGCGCGCCGGTATTGTCCCGGTCGGCCCAGAACGACAGCGAGACGCCCGGCTTGATGTCCGTGAAGCCGGAGTTGGTGGTGACCTCGTACGCGTTGTCGGTACCGGTCGAGACCAGCGCGCCGCCCTGATCGAGGGCGAGGGCGGCTGCCTTCGCCATCACGCCGCGGATTGCTTCCGGGACCTCGCGACCGGCCATGCCGTCGCGGGCGGGGATAGCGCGATCAGCCACGGCGTTGCCGCTCGGCTGGGGGGACCAGTCGGTGACGCTCATGCGGAATTTCCGATGTGAAGAGGGAAGGCGGTCAGGCCTTGATCGCGATGACGCCGACTATGCCGGGCGGCATGTTCGAGTGCCCCAGGCCGCCGCCCGCGCTCGAGATGCTCAGCGAGTGGCTGTGGTTGCCGTCGCCGGGGATGGTGTGACTATGGTTGCCGTCGGCCCCGATCCCATGGGCGTGATCGCCGACGCCGCTGGTCGTGAAGCTGTGGGAGTGATCGCCCACCTGATCCGTGGCGATGGTGTGCTGATGGTCACCCGCACCGTTCGTCACGCCAGTGGAATTGTTCCCCGGCGGGTAGAGCTGAGAGACGGCAGTCAGACCTCCACCGCCGCCGTAGATCGCCAGCTTCTCGTATCCAGCGTCGTGGATGTGTCCGCCGGACACACTGGTCGTGCCGCCGTGGCTGTGAGCGCCCGCCCCCCCTGTTGATCCGGTGTGGTTGTGACCGCCGCCGCCGTCCGTCGAGCCGCCATGATTATGCTGACCGGACTGCCCGGTGCCGCCGCCGTGGTCATGACTGCCGGCCGAGCCGGTCGAGCCGCCATGGCTGTGCGAAGGCATCTGGGTCTCGTTCAGCGCCACCGTCTCGGAGCCGCCGACGCTGCCGACGCTGCCGCCGAGGCCGCCCGCGCCGGTCAGGCGTGCCTTGCCATTGTCACGCCCGAAGATGGCGCGCCCGTTCGCATCCGGCACGTTGAAGGTCGTCGAACCGTCACCGACACCGAAGGTCGTTCCGATGACCGAGAACAGCGCTGCATAAGCCGTGCGTGAGATCGCGCGGCCATCGCACTCGACCCAACCGGAGGGAATCGCTTCGGGCACTGCGAAGACATCGTACTTGCCCGGCGGTGTTAGGGTCGGCGAGCGCGAGACGAAGATGTTCGCGAACGGCGACCAAACGACCTGATGGACCTGGAACGGGACGATATCGCCAGGCCCGAATTCAAGATCGTGCCGACGGCGCCAAGGCCGCGCACCTCGCCCATCGATATTGAGCGTCATCGGGCCCGTGTTCGTCTGCGTCGTGACGAACGAGAGTGAGAAAAAGCCTCCGAAGTGGCTGTCCTTGATGCCCTGCAGGGTCGCAACACTCGCGACGTTTCCGACCATGGAGGCGCCGAGGCCGCCGACATTGTCGGAATGCCACCGCGCCAGCGCCGCCATCATCTCGCGGCCGGAGTCATTGACGGATTTGGCTGGCATGCCTTCCGGCCAGTAGATCGGCGCGGCGCCGGTGCCGTTTTCGGCGGCGTTGATCGAGAAGTCGACGAGGCCGGTCATGAATGGCTCCAAGCGCGCAGCCGTCCGCGCCCGCGGCGCACGAGGCGCGCAGGTCGGCCAGGCCGTCGGAATGCGGGTCAGGTCAGCGGCGGAGCTGCGCGAGGTAGGCGTCGCGGTCGAACGGAACGGCGCGCCGCTGCGGGGGCACCATGGGCGGGGCGGCCGGCGCCGCGGCGGCTTGAGCGCCGCCCGGCTGCGCCATCGAGGCGAGCCCCTTCTCGCCGGCAACGAGCTTCAGGATGGAGGCCATGTCGAGCCCGTCGTCCTTCTTCGCATCGGGCGTCGTCATCGTCGGCGCCGAGGAGGCGAAGGGCTCGATGCCGGAGAAGCCGAAGCGGCCGGATGCGGTTGGCGCCGTCGCGGTCTCGGCCGGCATCGTCATCGCCGCATCGCCGCCGAGGAAGGCCGAGGCTTTGGCGCGGTGCCCGTCCATCTGGCCGTTCACCTTGTCGGCCACGGTCCCCGGAGCGCCCCCGTTGCCGGCGTCGCTCGCGTTGTAGCGACCGGGCCGGCCGGCGTTGATCGTCGAGTAGAGGTCGAGCAGCCCCATGCCGGGCTTGAACCCGCGGTCGGTGAGGTAGCGCTCGACGGCGCCGAGCTGGTCCGAGAAGCTCTGGTCCTGGCTGGCCCCATACTGGCGCTGCTCCGGGATGCCGAACTGGATCAGGCCGATATGCCGGTTGCCGGCACCGCCCCGGATGGAGGGCGAGAACGTGCCGCCGGTCTCGTAGGAGATGACCGTCCCGAGATCGAGCGGGGTCGTGCCGAGCCGCCCGGCCGAGGCGATCAGCGCGTCGCGGTCGGCAGCGTTCATGTTCGGCATCCTGAAACGCGAAAGGCCGCCCATCTCGGAGCGGCCTTTGGGGCCCGGCGCACAGCGCTCGGGACGGTGATCAAATCGCGGGTTTTGCCCGACGGGTCAAGGGGCGGAGCCATCTATGCGCGAGGTCGCGTCCGTGGCACCATAAACTCATGGAATCGGGAGCACATAAAGCGCGCGGCGGGCGGCCCGCAACTGGCGCCGGAACGTCGCTCAACGTGCGGCTCCAAGCCGACTTGCTGGGGCCGTTGGACGCGTGGATCACATCGCACCCGGCACCGCGCCCCTCACGTCCCGAAGCCGTGCGCGTGATCCTCGAAGATTGGTTCATCGGGCATGGGCTGACGCGGCATCGGGAAGACCCGGAAGGGGCGAACTGATGTGCAGCACTGAAAAAAACGTGTGGGTAATCGTTAAGATGGCCAAAGCTACCTTGGCCATAGCCGAGAGCGATGCGTTCGCACCGCATTCGGGCAGCGCGTGATGATGGCCATGTCAGCGAGAGCGGCACAGCAGCGGGAGCGAGGAGGGCCGGCGCGCCCGCGCTACCGCCTGTCCGCTCCGGTAGATCGCATCGAACTCCAAGCACTCGTTCGAGAGACCGGCCGAACTGTCGGAAACGACAAGCAAATCGACCTGCTGCGCTCCTATGGCTCCAAAGATGCCTACGTGCATTTCGCGGGCGACCTCGGGCTCCTCAAGAACAAAGCTGTCTCGATCGTCGGAACGCGGGATGTTTCCGAGGATGGAGCGCGTCGCGCTGCACGTCTCGCGCGCGAGTTGGTCGGGGCCGGCGTCGTCGTGATGAGCGGCCTCGCCAAAGGCGTGGATACGGCTGCGCTTTCGTCCGCGCGGTCGGTCGGCGGCAGGCTCGCCGCAGTAATCGGCACGCCCCTACAAAAAGCGTATCCGATCGAAAATGCCGAACTGCAGACAGAGATCGCCGACCAGCACCTGCTGCTGTCACCCTTTGCTGAGGGGGAGGCGGTCTTCAAGGGCAACTTTCCGAAGCGCAACCGGGTCATGGCGCTGCTCAGCGATGCAACAGTCATCGTGGAAGCGTCGGACACTTCGGGAACCCTCCATCAAGCCGCAGAGTGCATCAGGCAGGGGCGATGGCTTTTTATCCTTAGGTCGGTTGTTGACGACCCTGGAATATCCTGGCCGCAGCGGTTTTTGAAGGAAGACAAGACTGTCGTCGTTGATAGCATGGATGACATTTTGTCTAGGGTTTAATAATGAAGGTCTGTTTTATATGTGGATACTGGTCCCGATTAACGGATCAGATCCTCGGGCGGCGCCCTCCAGATTATAGAAGTGCATATCGCTACGTTTGGGGCGTAAAACACGGGTCCTTCAAAGTTCCGTTTTCTTTGATATTTGCGGATGGCTCGCGCGAACATGTAAATCCGAGAAACTTCGAGCAGGTACGGAAGCGTTTTGGACGCTTCATACGCTTGCGGCTTGTTGAAAACGGCTGGGAAGATGCGCTCTTAGTGCATGTGCCATCGAAATGCGCGGTTCTCGACGAGGAGGCACCGCGATCTCTTTTGATGCTGAGAGAAGCGATTGCCGAAAGCAGTTTGGCCGATGCTCTTTGTGATGCGATCCGATGGACCGAGCCTCTTGGCGCCGCCCATGAGGGCGGGGAGCGTCGGAAGAAAGAACTCGTGCCGTTCTTGCGCGTCGTGGAGGACGTATCGGGTCGTAATGTTGTTCTGGTTGATGACCTTTTGACGCGAGGCGGCACTATTCTCGCCTGCAAAGAGGTTCTCGAAAAGGCGGGGGCAAACGTTGTTGGTGCGATCACGTGCGGAATGACTATGTATAGCCGCGACGTGAAAGCATTTGGAAATCAAGCGTTTGAATTGACGCAAGAGCTTGATGATTATGGCCGATTAGTTCAGCAATAATTTCAAAAACAAGCAGTTAGGATTAAACAATGGCGCCGGAGGATGCAGATGACATAAGCCTGGAGATACATCGGCTTTTTAGCGAGGAAATGCAAAGAGTTCCCGCCACGATCCGACCGTTTATCAGCGACAACACTAATAGATATGAATCTTGGGAATATTTCATAGGCAGCTACGGAAAGGCTTTCGACATCCTTGTAGAGAATGCACTGCGAGCATTTCCCGACCCACAGCTCAACGTCGCCATTATGTACCTTTGCCGACACGCAATTGAGCTATCGATCAAAGATGCCATTATTGCTTATGCGGAGAGCGCTGGGCAGCAAGATCCCGTTTTGTCACACAATTTGCTTCTCCTCTGGGGAGAATTGATGAGACAGACGGAGGCTGCTGGGTTCGATAATAGTGACGAATGGACGGTTTATTGTGGAAGACTCGTTGAGTACATCCACAGTTTCGACGCCACAGGAGAGAGGTTCAGGTATCCAGCCAATAGAAGAGGCGTTCTGTTCGAGATGCCCGATATAGACCTGAAACAACTCGCCTTAGCTCATTGGCATGTCGGAATGTTATGTGATGGCGCTATTGGGATGCTTGATGCTCTCGGACGACAATCCTAACTGTCAGTCGTAGACGGGTTTAGCCAGACCGCATGATGTCCGCCGAGTAAAAGCGTGATCAAGGATTGGTGGCTGGCATCGCCGAACTGACCATTCCCGGCAACGCTGGTATGCGCGCGATGCGGTCTTCGTGGGTCATAGAACGATCCTATCGTGAGATGAGGCGCGGTGCTACCGTCCCGCCATGCCCCGCTGGCTCTCCTGCTCCCTCTGGATGATGTTCCGTGACTGGTGTGCTCCCACTCGGCTCTCGGCTTATCCGCGGGGCGAAACGAATCGGTCTGTTTCTGGCGATACCCCTTGCCCTGATTGGCGTTGGCGCCTCGCTCGTTTGGGGGAGCAACAACGCCTCTGATGCGGCCTCGCGGCATTCTCAGATTAAATGCTTGGCTAGCAAGTCGCAGTCTGGCCTTATCCAAAATAGGCTCGACGCATACTCATCCGAGAAAGGCTACGTCAGCTTCGTCTTTGCCGAAAATGACTGTCCTGGCCCAGGGTATTCAGCGACATCCAAAGAGGTAATTGCCGCAACGAACGCCGAGGCGCCTTCTTACGTGGGGACATTTTTCCCGATAGCGGCTTGGGGAAGCGCTGCCTCCCTGGCAATTGGATTGCTGCTTTACGGCTTCTGCTGGGGCCTCGGCTGGGTTGCTGCTGGCTTCACCGCGGATCGGAACCCATGATGCGTCGCCGCCCGACAGCCTTCGACGTCATCCTGTGCATCGTGCTCTTCACGCTGGTGATGAGCGCGCTGTCGTGGGTGCTGCACCAGACCGTGCCGGGTGGGATGCGGTGGGCCTATGGGACCTTCGGCAGAAACACCGTGCTCGGCGCGATGCTAGCTGGGCTCCTCGCCTGCGCCTACTTCGGCTGGGGGCCCTCAGTTCGCGCGTGGCTGGCGAAGCGGCGCCGCGCCGCCGTTCGCAAGGACCAATAGGCGACGGGTGAACAGTTCGGCGTTCTTCGACCCCGCCGGAGACTTGGCCAAGGCCCGCAGGTCCGGAAGCGCCCGAGGATCGAACATGAGACGCGCGAGCGCCTCACCCTGACCCAGCATGCTCGCGCGCGTCATGGCATCGCCAGCCGAGCGGCGCAGGCCAACCAGACCACCTGCCGCGCCGCCTGCAGCACCGCCGACCGTGGCGCCCGCCGCTGCACCGGTCGCAACGTCGGAAATCGCCTGCCCGATCGACGTCTTGCCGCTGGCAAACCGCTTCAGGATCTCGCTGTTGAACGCCGTGTCCGAACCCTTCTGCGGCCGGTAGCCGGTCGCTTCCAGCGTCGTCAGCATCCGATCGAGGCCGGTCCAGAGCGTGTCGCCCTCCGGCAGGGCGCGCACCACCGCCTCGAGGTTCTGGCGCTGCTGCGCGTTGCCCCGGACGGCCGATGCGAAGCCCCGACAAGTTCGAGCACGCCCAGCGCGTCGCCCGCGTGTTCTCCGAGTCGGCGCTGGTGCCGAACCACTTCCAGGGCAAGCTCCCCAACTGCTTGATCGCTCTGAACATCGCCGACCGCATGGGCGAGGACCCGCTCACGGTGATGCAGAACCTCGCGATCGTGTCCGGCAAGCCGTGCTGGCAGACGCAGTACATGATCGCCCGGGCCAACAAGTCGGGCGTGTTCTCCAGCCGGATCACCTGGAAGTCAGAAGGGCAGGGCGAGAAGCTCGCTGTCACCGCTTCCGCCGCGCTCGCCGACAGCGGCGAGGTCGTTTCGGTCGCCGTCTCGATGGCGATGGCGAAGGCCGACGGTTGGACGAAGAACGCCAAGTACAACACCATGCCGGAGCACATGCTCCGGTGGCGCTCGGCGGCGATGCTGATCCGCCTCTACGCGCCGGAGGTGATGCTCGGCATCCAGTCCACCGAGGAGGTGGAGGACGCGACGCAGAGCGCACCCCGCGACGTCACCCCGCTTCGTCAGGTGGAGAGCAGCGCCCAGCCCGCCGGTCCCCGCCCGAGCGGCCCGCCGCGCCTCGCCGCCGCGAAGCCGGCGCCGGTGGCCGAGCAGCCCGCACCTGCGGAGAAGGGGGAGACCGGCCCGGCGCCGGAGGATGACACCGAATCCGTCGTCGCTCAGTTCGAGAGCGACGTGCAGCTCGCCCGCACCGAAGAGGACATCGCCGACTGCGAGGCGGCGGTGACGCCCTACGCCGAGGCCGACCGCCTGTCTCGCGAGCAGCGCAACCGGATCGAGAACGCGGCCGAGTCGGCGCGCGAGCGCATCAAGGCGAACGCCGCGACCGATCAGGACCAGGAGCCCGACGAAGAGGCTGACGTCGATCCGAACGACCCCGACTTCAAGAAGGGCGTCGAGGCGGCGAAGGCCGGTCAGAAGCGGTGCGTGATCACCGCCATCCGCGAGGACGAGGCCCGCTTCGCCAAGTGGAAGGCTGGGTTCGACTCCGTCGAGGCGGAGGGCTGATCCGTGGCCGAGCCTCGCACCGTCACCCTGACGCTGAGCGTCGAGGACGCTCGGCACTTCTCCTCTGGCATGGCGGATCTGCTGTGCTGGTGCCGCGGCTTCATCGCCGGCCGAGCGGATGATCACGACAGCCATCCGATGGGCGTCGAGGAGACGCGCACCCTAAGACTGAAGCTGATGGCCGCCCTCGAACACGTTCGCGGGGAGGTCGCCTGACATGGCCGCTCGCAAAAACGTCGCTGCGGACGAGGTCGTGAAGGCCCTCGAAGCGGGAGAAACTTACGCCGTCGTAGCGGAGCGGTTTGGCTGCTCGAAGCCCCGCATCTGCCACATAGCTCGCAAGGCAGGTTTCGATGCCAAGGCGTCTCTGAAGGCGCGCCGCGAACAATCTCGCGCAGCAAAGCTGATCGCGTCGCCCCCGCCGGCGCCTATTGAGACGAGGCCTCCGGAGTTGGTGGGCTTGCCAACGGATGTGCCGCCTTGGGCGGCGCTCGCCGGTCTCGCAGTCGACTATCGCGACGATGCTCGCGAGTTCGGTGACGACTACGCCGCCCGGCGCTGCCGGAAGCTCCTCGCCGATCTCCGCCAGCAGGAGGCGCTCGACGCACGTCTCGGGAGGGCTGCCTGAGATGAACATGCACGCCCACCATCTCTCGCGGCACCAGGTGATCGCGCTTCTCGAAGAGCGCGACACCCTGCGCGAGCAGGTCCGCCAGCTCGAAGAGCTGCTGCGCCCGACGATCATCCTGCCGGCGGCGTGGCGCCTCAGCCGCCTAGAGGCCGACTTCCTCAACGCGCTGCGCTCCGCCGCGCCGGGCATGGTTCACCGCGAGCGGATGATGATTGCCCTCTACGGGCCGAGCGACGAGGCACCGGAGCCGAAGATCCTCGACGTGTACCTCTGCAAGGTACGGCGCCGCCTGATGGAGGCGCAGGCCCGCATCGAGATCGAGACGATCTACGGGCGCGGCTGGCGGCTCACGCCGGACAGCGTTGTTCGCTTCGACGAGGCCGTCGCCGCCTACACGGCCGACCGCGGCGACGTGGAGCGCTTCGAGCGACTGAAGGAAACCTACTTTGAGCTGACGGTGCGCGCGCCGCTGATCGAGCAGGGCATCACCAAGGCCGCGACGCTGGCGATGGTGGAGCGCGCCGGGATCAAGCTGCCGCGCAGCTATGCGATGGGCTTTCCGAACGCGAACTGCCTTCAGACCGGCTGCGGCAAGGCGAAGTCGCCCCGCTATTGGGCGCTCTACCGGAAGCACTTCCCGGCCGAGTTCGCACGCACAGCGGCCTACGCCCGCGAGATCGGAGCACGCCTGACCGAGCTGAACGGCGAGCGTGCCTTCATTGACGAGATCCCGGCCGACCACCCGACCACGAACGCCATCGTGCCGGCCTGCGACTTCCTCTGCGCCATCGCTGAGCAGGGGCTGGAGGCCGCCGAGTGACCCTCTCCCGAATTCCCTCACCCCCGGAGCCTGACGCCATGTCCACCACCACCCACCAGGGCGCGGTAGGCGTTGAGACGATGACGGTCCCTTGCGGGGGCTGCGGAGCGAAGAGCGATGCCGAGCGCTGCATCGGCTGCCTCCACGATTTCGGAGACGCGGCTTCTGCATGGACGCGCAACGCCACACCCGCTCCCCGCACGGACGGCGGGATGACGGCGGGGGAGGTGGCCTACGGGGCGTTCTATTCCGACAACCCATTTTCCGGGCCATTCCAGTACTCGATGAACCGAGCAGCTTGGGAACGTGCTGGCGCTGCCGTCCTCGCATCAGCCACCCCCGCCCAGCCGGCAGGGGCCGTGCCGGATGGCCTGCGGGCGCTGAGCGAGGCGGCCGTCGAGGCGGCATCGGCGACCTATTACGACGCCATGATGGGCCAGGAGCCGCATACCTACGGCTGGGCCGGCAAGCCCGAGGCGTTTAAGGCGAAGGTCCGCGAGCGTATGGCGATGGCCCTCACCGCTGCCCTCACCACCCATCCGGCCGGACAGAACGCCGGGTCGGGGGCGGAGCCGCGCCGCATGGCCGAGGGGTGCTGCTCTGCCGTATCGCCGTGCTCGCATCAGCAGCGCGATCCCTACTCGCTCTGCGCCATCTGTCAGAAGGCCAACGGGCTGACGGACAAGATCCAGGCTGGCGCCCCCGACAGCACCCGCACGGGTCAGGGGGAGGCGGAGGAGCGCCTGATCGGGCCGAAGATGACGCCCGAGCAAGAGGCGAGGATCGCACACAACCTATGCGGCGAGTTCGGCCCCGATGCCGTGATCGCGAACGCGTCCTTCGTCAAAGCCTTCTATGCCGAGCTTTATGCCGCCGCCCGCCCGGCAGCCCCGGAGGCGCAGGGGGCGTGGAGCTTCGACATGGAGGCCGGCGAACAGATCGGGAAGCCGGTTCTCGTCGCTGTACTCTCGCCGAACGAAGGCTGCCCGCCCAATGTCGGAGAGGCGCAGTTCGACCCCAAGAACGCGGGCGGATTGTGGTGGTGGGCCGGCGAGAGCTACCACGACTATCACGGCGCTGCGATCCATCCCTACGCTTGGCGCCTGATCCCAGACGCCCCCGCCCCGCCGGCCTCCTCCGGTCAGGAGGGCGCGCTTTGAGCACCGAGCACGATCCCGTCCCCCTGCGCGAGCGCGTCCGCGACCGCCGCACGGGTCGCGACCACGAGGTGCTCGCGCGCGAGGCCGAGTTCGCCTCGGCCGCCGTCCTGCGACAGGGCGCGAAGGTCGTCGTCGTCCGCGAGATGCTGAACGCCCGCGTGCGCGTGTTCGCCGGCGGCGAGATCGCCGCGCGCTTCGTCCCGGTGGCCCCGGACGAGCCCGTGCAGACGGCGCGGCTGCACGTCGTGCCGAAGGATGAGGGCTGAGCCATGGCCTACGCCGAGACCACGAAGGTGCCGATCGCGCAGAGCCGGGCCGAGATCGAGAAGCTGCTGAAGGCGGCGAAGGCGACGCGCGTCATCACCGTGGACGACTACCTCGAGGCGATCGTCATGTTCATGCTCGCCGGCCGGCTCATCAAGATCGTGGTGCCGATCGCCGGGAATGCGAACGACCAGGTGCGCCGGTCCCGCTGGCGCGCCCTGCTGCTCACGATCAAGGCGAAGCGCGAGGCAATCGAGAACGGCATCGAGACCGTCGAGCAGGCCTTCTTGAGCCACGTCGTGCTGCCCGACGGGCGCACCATGAGCGAGTGGGCCGAGCCCGCGCTGCGGATCGCCTACGACAGGGGCGAGATGCCGGGCGATCCCCTGCGGCTGCCCGCCCCTTCAACCCCTACCGCACGAGGCGGAGATGCGTAG